CGCGTGGTCGGTCTACTCCAAGGCGTTCCTTGCACAACACCCCCTGTGCGCTGATCCCTACCACGTGCACGGGGACCTCGGTCACTTCAGTGAGTGCGTCGATCACATTGTCCCGCCTCAGTTCGGTGGTGACTTTTGGGATTCGAACAATCACCAGCCTCTGTGCACAGCGTGCAACTTGAGGAAGGCGGCCGAGGATCGGCGGAGGTTTGAGGTACCCCAGGGGGGGTCCAAATCTTCAGAGCAAAGGCGTTCGGTACCAGCGTGTGGGATCAATACGGACGATGTCACTTTGAACAGGGGGGTTTGACGCATGGCTGGACGTAGACCCAGGCCGACAGAGGTCAAGCGGCTAGGGGGTACCCTCCGGAAGGATCGAACGAACCCCAACGAGCCCCAGCCGGCCCGCGGAAGCGTCTGTGCACCCGACTGGCTGAAGGGCGAGGCCCGATGGGCCTGGCAGCAACTCTCAGAAATGCTCGGAGAGGATGGCACCAATGTCCTCACCCAGCAGGATCGCCACGCCCTCATGATGCTCTGCGACGCTTACCAGGAGTACCGGGCCGCCCGCCGGCAGGTGGACGAAGAGGGTTTGATGATCCACCAGGGCAAGTACCTCATCAAGCACCCCGTGATCCAGGTCTACCAGGACGCATGGCGCCGCGTAAGGCTCATGCTTGTGGAGTTTGGACTCACGCCGGCCGCCCGATCGAAGACCAGCACACCACCGAAACAGCCCACGGACCCGCTTGGAGAACTCCTGGCGCGCCGCAAGGCCGCCCACGAGGTCGAAGCCGACGAAACTGAATCCGAGAACTGACCCGCGCGTCGTCCGGTACATCAACGGCGTGCTGGGGGGAAGTGTGCCCGTCGGCCGACTCGTGCGCCAGGCCGTCGAGCGCCACGTGCGGGACCTCGAGACCGGCGCGAGTCGGGGTCTGCGGTTCGACTTTGACTCCGCTCAGGTTGCTCTCGACTTCTGCCGACTCGTCCACCACTCGAAGGGCGAGTGGGCTGGCCAGATATTCGAGCCGACGGACTGGGAGTGCTTCATCCTGTGGACGCTTTTCGGTTGGTCTCGGGCCGATGGCCGCCGCCGATACCGCGAGGCTCTTGTGGAGCTCGCCCGCAAGAACGGCAAAACGTTCCTCGCGGCGGTCATCGCCCTTATTCTGCTGGTTCTCGACGGCGAACCTGGCGCTGAGGTCTACGCGGCGGCCACCAAGCGCGACCAGGCGCGCCTCGTTTGGGACGACGCCGCGGCCGTCGTCAAGGCCTCGCCGGCCCTTTCGAGTCGGATCGACGTTCAGCGCCTCAATATGTCGATCTCGGCCTCGCGGTCGAAGTTTGAGCCTCTGTCAGCCGACCACAAGACCGCGGACGGCCTTAACCCTCACGGCGTCGTGAACGACGAGCTCCACCGACACAAGGATCGGGGCCTGTACGACGTCCTGAAGACCGGCATGGGTGCGCGCCGGCAGCCGATGATCCTCAACATCACCACCGCGGGGGACGAGGACCCGGAAACCGTCTACGCCGAGATCCACGAGTACGGTATCCAGGTTGTCCAGGGCGTGATCGAGGACGACTCGTTCTTCTCGTTCATCGCCACCCTCGACGAGGGAGACGACTGGAAGGACGAATCGACCTGGGCGAAGGCCAACCCAAACCTCGGAATCAGCGTCTACCTCGACAGCCTTCGGGAATCCTTTCAGCAGGCACTCAAGAAGCCGGCCGAGGAGGCCGCGTTCAAGCGGCTTCGGCTCAACGTGCGGACCCAGACGTCCACCCCATGGATCCGCCTCGAGGACTGGAATGCCTGCTACGACCCAGCACTGGTCGGCTGGCGGGACTTTGGTGGCCGGGAGTGCTACTGCGGCCTCGATCTGGCCTCCACGACCGACCTGACGGCCCGCGCGACGCTTTTCCCGATGGATGACCTCCTCGCGGTCCAGACCGTCGCCTGGTGTCCGGAAGACAACCTCGCGCGGCGGTCGGACATCGACCGGGCCCCGTACCCGCAATGGGTGCGCGAGGGTTGGCTGCGGGTGACCCCGGGAAACCTCACCGACTACCGGTACATCGAGGATGATCTCTCGGAACTGTGCAAAACCTATGCAGTCAGAGAGGTTGGCTACGACCGCGCGCTGTCGTACTCGGTGGCGCCACGCCTGGTGGATGCCGGAGTTCCGATGGTCGAGGTCCCGCAGGGCCCCGTCAACATGACCGGCCCGATCATGCGCCTCGAGGACCTGGTCCTGTCCCGGAAACTCCGCCACGACGGCAATCCGCTCCTCCGCTGGTGCGTGATGAACGCCATGACCAAGACCTCGACCGGGGAACTGAAGCGGCTGGTGAAGACCTCGGCCCGCGCCAGGATCGACGCCGTGGTTGCGACCCTCCTCGGGATGTCCTGCCTGATGGCCGATCCCGGAATCGGTGTCAAGAGCATCTACGAATCGCAAGGCATCAGGGTCTTCTGACGTGAGCAAAACCAAGTCTATCGCTGCCGACCTCGCGGCCGGCGCGGGGATGGTGTGCCTGACCGTCGGCGCGTGGCTGCTCGCCCGCCCAGCCGGCCTCATCGTCGCGGGTGTCCTGCTCCTGTGGCAGGGCGCCGCATTGGAGCGGAGCTGATGGGTCACCTCGCTCGCACCGTGGCCGACTTCGCGGAACGGCGGACGTTCCTCTCCGGCCTCAAGACCGTTTCGCCGGCGCTCTGGGACCAGCTTCACCTCTCGTCGTCCGCCGGGCCGGTCGTCACCGAGAACACCGCCCTGAAGTGCACCGCGGTCCTGGCGTGCGTCAAAGTCATCGCCGAGACGCTCGCCAGTCTGCCGGCGGCGGCCTACGTCCAAACACCGACCGGAAAGATCAAGACTCCGGAGCACGCGGTCCACCAACTGATTCACAACCGGCCGAACCCGCTCATGACTCCGTTCACGTTCAAGGAAACCATGATGGCGCACGCCCTGATCTGGGGGAACGCCTACGCGGAGATCGTGCGTGATGGCCGCGGGAGGCCGGTGGAACTCTGGCCGATCCCGCCGCTTCGCGTCCCGCTGGTCATGCTCGATGACAAGGAAGGGCTGCTCTACACCGTAATTACCTGGAACCAGAACGAGACCGTCATGCCAGCCCGGAACATCCTGCACATCCCGGCGCTCGGGTTCGACGGGTTCCTCGGCAAGTCTCCGATTCGTCTGGCGGCAGAAAGCATCGGCCTGTCGCTGGCCGCCGAGGAGTTCACCTCGAAATTCTTCTCGAACGGCGTCCAGATGAGCGGTATCGCGCAGCACCCCGGGAAACTCTCCGAGGAGGCCGCAAAGCGGATTGCCAACGACATCAAGAGTCGCCACGGCGGTCTCGACAACGCCTGGCGCGTCATGGTTCTGGAAGAGGGGATGCAGTGGAAAGAGACGGGCATGAAGCTCGTCGATGCCCAACTCCAGGAACTACGGCAGTTCCAGATCGCCGACGTCGCTCGCGTCTTCCGCGTTCCACTGCACCTCATCCAGGAGCACGAGAAGACGACCTCCTGGGGTACCGGCGTCGAGTCCTTCAACCAGGCGTTCGTCATGTTCTGCATGCGGCCGTGGGCCGTCCGGTGGGAAGAGACGATCCAACAGAAGCTCTTCCTTCCGAGCGAATCAAACCACTTTGTGCAGTTCAACTTCGACGCCCTCATGCGGGGCGTCCTGAAGGACCGCTATGACGCCTACGCCATTGCCCGGCAGTGGGGCTGGCTGAACGCCGACGAGATCCGCGAGCTCGAGAACCTCAACCCCGTTGGCGGAGACGCCGGCCAGGCGTACCTCAACCCGATCAACTTCGCGCCGGCTGGGGCACCTGTGGCGCCGGAGCAGCCGGTGCAGAGCGACGCGCCGGCAGCACGGGGCGACTTCCGGCCGCTGCTCGACGCCGCCTGGGAGCGGATCACCCGGCGCACCGGCCAACAGGTCGCCGCGGACATCAACAAGGCACTCAGAGCAGGCCAGAAGGAAGTCGCCCTCGAGATCCTCGAGGAGCGTCTACGGGAGCACCGCGAGTACGCGGAGGCGCAACTTGCGCCGATCGCGGCCGCCGGGTGGCGGCCAGGGAGCAACGGCCATGGAACAGCGTAAGGCAATCGCACCGCACAAGACCGCGACCACCGATGTCGCGTGGGACGGCCCGGCGGCGAAGGCGAACCTCAAGGAAGGCGAGTCAGAGGCCTACTACCGGAAGGCCTTCGCCTGGCAGGACCCGGAAGCCGACGCAACCACCAAGGCGGCGTACAAGTTCATTCACCACGAGGTCTCGAGCGACGGTACGGTCGGCGCGGCGAACACCGTGGCCTGCTCCAGTGGCATCGCAATCCTCAACGGAGGCCGCACTGGCACCACGATCCCGTCTGCCGACCGAGAGGGCGTCTACCGGCACCTCGCCGCGCACCTGAAGGACGCCGGGAAGGATGCGCCGGAGCTCAAATCGGCGCCGACGCCGTTCCTGGAGCGTCGATCGGTGACGGAGTTCCGCGCCGAGACCCTTGAGGGCGGCGCGCGGAAACTCTCCGGTTACGCGGCGGTCTTCAACTCCGAAACCAACATCCGGACCATGTTCGGCAGCTTCCGCGAAGTCATTCGGCCCGGCGCGTTCACCCGCGCTCTGCTGGAGGGCCAGGACGTCGTCGCGTGGTACCAGCACGGTGACGGATCGCCGCTGCCGCTCGGCCGCACCAAGGCCGGGACGCTACGCCTGTCGCAGGACAACCGCGGCCTCGCCTTCGACCTGGACCTTCCGGACACTTCGGCGGCCAAAGATCTGGCCGTGAGCATCGGCCGCGGGGACGTCCGCGAGATGTCCTTCGCCTTCGAACCGGCCGAGGAGGGCGGCGAGCGCTGGACCAACGGCGAGCCGAGCCTCCGTGAACTCCTCGACCTCAATGTATTCGACGTCTCGCCGGTCGTCTTCCCGGCATACCCGTCAACTTCCGTTGGTCTCCGTTCCGAGGCCGACGTCTACCGCGAGCACCTCGAACTCGACCAGAGAGCAGGCTCCCAGGCCGAGTCGTCCGACGCAACCTCCGAGGCGGGCCTCGAAGCGGCGCGGCTGGCGATCGAGATCGCAAAACAACTCTAAAGGAGAGAACATCATGGACAAGGTACTCGAGCTGCGCGAGACGCGCGGCAAGGTCCTCGACCAGGCCAACGCGATCGTCAACGAGGTTGGCAAGGTCGGAGGCGAGTTCACCAAGGAGAAGAGGGCCGAGGTCACCGCCCTCATGGACAAGGCGAAGGACCTGCTCGAGCAGATCGAAGTGCTCGAGGGCATCCGCTCCGCGTCCGACACCCTCAACCAGCCCGCAAAGCCGAAGTCGGCTCCGGGCGTCGACCTCGACCCACGGATCGGCATGACCGAGAAGGAGACCAAGCGGTACTCGATCATGCGCGCGATCCGCCGGTTGGCCGAGATGGACGTCGATGATGGGTTCGAGAAGGAGTGCTCGGACGCCGTCGCCAAGAAACTCGGCAAGGAGACCCGCGGGTTCTTCGTCCCGTTCGAGATCATGGAGCGTCGCGAGGCGCGGACCTCCAGCATCCTGAAGGGGACGGGCACCACGGGCGGCTACCTCGTCGACACGGAGCTGCTCACCAAGAACTTCATCGAACTGCTGCGCGTGCGGTCGTTCACCCAGCAGGCCGGTGCGCTCATGCTCACCGGCCTGGTCGGTGACGTCCAGATCCCGAAGCAGATCGGTGGCGCGACGGTGTACCACCTCGCCGAGGACGGCTCCCCAACCGTGTCCGGTGCCACGCTCGGCATCGTCAACATGAACCCGAAGACCATCGGCGCGTGGTCCGACATCACCCGCAAGATGCTGCTCCAGACGGACAACGTCTCGATCGACAACTTCGTCATGCAGGACATGGCGAAGGTGCTGGCGATCGCGATGGACAACGATGCCCTCGTCGGCAACGGCCAGGGCAACGTCCCGCGCGGCATCACCTTCACCACGGGCATCGGCTCGGTGGTGGGCGGCACGAGCGGCGCCACCATCGCGTGGTCGCACGTCATCGGTCTCGAAACGGCGGTCGCGAACAAGAACGCCGACCTTGGCGCACTGGCGTACTTCGTCAACTCCGCGAGCCGCGGGTGGATGAAGGTCACTCCGAAGGTGACCGGCTACCCGATCTTCCTGTGGGACACCACCGGCTCCGCCGACCTCCCCGTCAACGGCTACAAGGCGTACTGCACCAACCAGCTTCCCAGCAACCTCACGAAGGGTTCGTCGAACGGCATCTGCTCCGAGCTCATCTTCGGGAACTGGAACGAGCTGATCTACGGGTTGTGGGGCGCCCTCGAGATCATCAAGGACCCGTACAGCCTTTCGACCTCCGGCGGCCTCCGGATCGTCGGTCTGCAGGACTTCGACGTTGCGGTCCGGCACCCCGAATCCTTCGCCGCCATGCTGGACGCCCTCACGGCGTAAGCGAGAGGCAGTGAACACGACGCAGTGAACCCAGCGGGGGCCACACGGCCCCCGCTTCTACTTGGAGGGCACCATGGCACTCGATGTTTACTCGGGCGTCGATTCGGTCCAGCTCCTGGCACCGATCGCCGTCACCGTCACCGCCAACACGACCGGGGTGGACTTCTCGAATCACACCGGCATCGGACGGGTCGACGCGACCGTCGGGGTCGTCTCGGGCACCACGCCGACGATGTCCCTGCAGCTCCAGGACGCCACGACCGCCGGTGCGACCTACGCGAACGTCGCTTCGGCCGCGGCACTCACCGTCGCCACCACTGGCGGCACGATCCAGTCCATCTCCTTCAACATCGACCAGACCCGGCAGTTCCTGCGCATCGCCATCACGGAGGCGGGGACCACGCCGTCGTTCCTGATCGGCATCAACGTGATCGGCACCAAGAAGTACATGGTCTGACCCGAGCGGGCGGGGGCTTCGGCCCCCGCCCCTCACTACCCAGAAAAGAGGGAGAAGATGAAAGTCCACATCATCCAGAACACTACAGCGACACCCAGGGGCGAGTCGTTCCGCATCGTCGAGGTCGGCGAGATCATCGACGTGTCCGAACAGGACGGCAAACTCCTCGTCGCGATGGGCCGCGCCACGGTCCCGGGCGCCCCTGCGCCTTCAATCGAGGAGACCACCGATTCCCGCACCATGGCCGCACTGAACGCCGCGCAGGCGCGCGAGGGACGGCAGGCACGGAAGTGAGCAGCACCGATCCCACCACCCAGGAGCTGAAGCAGGAGATCCAGATGCCCGAGGGCTTCACGGGTGTGCTCATCGCAACCCCGGCCTACGGTGCGACGGTGACCGCAGGCTACGCGCGAGCTCTCGCTGGGACGATCTACTTCCTCGAGCAGATCGGGATTCCGGCTTTCCTGTTCATGGTGACCAACAACTCCCTGATCTCGAGCGCACGTGACACGATTGCGGCGGCGTTCGGCTCGATGCAGTTCAGCCACCTGCTCATGGCCGATGCCGACATCGAGTGGCAGCCGGCGGCGGTCCTGCAGCTCCTGGCCGACGCGCGTAAGCACGAGGTCGTGCTCGGCACGTACCGGAAGAAGAAGGACGAGGTCCAGTGGACCGTCCGTTTCCCGGAGGATAAGCCGCTCAATCAGGACCCCGAGACAGGGTGCGTGGAGATCGAGTATGGCGGGGCCGGCTTCTGCCTCATGGCGAAGTCGGTCCTCGACAAGATGGCAAAGGCGTTTCCGGACCTCAAGTACGAGTCGCTCGACACCTACGACGCGCACCGGTTCGCCTTCTACACCCCGTTCCAGGCGGCCCCGGGCAGGCCGCCGTGGGGCGAGGATGCCGCGTTCTTCGCCCGCTGGCGCCAGATCGGGGGCCAGGTATGGCTCGATCCGCGAATCAACCTCAAGCACTGGGATGGCGCGAAGTGTTACACCGGCCGCACCCGCGACATCTTCCAGCTTCCCGGCGGCATGAAGAGGATCGCGGACCTCGAGAAGCTCATCCGGCCGGCGCTCGATGTCGAAGGGTGGCTCTCCGAGCCCCAGGCGCTCCTTTTGGCCACCGCCGCCAGTCGGGTCAAGGAAGGGTGTGTCGTCGAACTCGGCTCCTGGAAGGGGCGGTCAACGTCCGTCCTCGGCCTCGTCTGCAAGGGTATCCGGCCTGTGATCGCGGTGGACTCGTGGACGGGAGCCCCAGGAAGCGGTGCCGATGGTCACGCCGAGGCCCTCCTGCATCCCGAGGGCGTCTTCGCCCAGTGGCAGGCCAACATGGAGCGGCTTGATCTTCTCGACACCGTCCAGGCACGCCACGGTGATACAGCTGAGGTTGCCAAGAACCCAAACTTGCCGGACAAGATCGGCATGCTGTTCATCGACGCCGAGCATTCGACCCAGAAGGTTCTCGACGACTTCCGAGCCTGGGAACCATACCTCCTGGAGGGCGCGACGGTGATCTTCCACGACTTCGACTGGACGAGCGTCCAGGCGGCGATCGCCGAACTCGGAATCGTCGTCGAGATCGTCCACGACATGGCGCTCTGGACCAAGTTGCCGGCCCAGAAGGAGGCCATCGCATGATCCGCGTGCAGCAGACCGCGCCACCGGCCGTCGAACCCGTCCTCCTCGACGAACTGATTATCTGGGGGTCCGTCGGACTCAACGACATCAACAACCAGGGCCCCGACCCGGACACCCGTGAGCTCGTGCGGTCGCAGATCGCCTCCGAGCGCACGCGGATCGAGGAGGTCTGCAAGCGGGCGCTGGTCCAGACGACCTACCAGGTCACCTTCGACGCCGAGGATCTAACCCTGGATGACGGGTCGCTGTGCACTTCGATCGCACTCCCGCTGCGCGTCCGGCCGCTCGTCTCGATCACCAGTGTCACGTGGTACGACCAGAACGCCGTCCAGAGCACATTGGTCGAGGGGACCGACTTCTACAAGACCGCCGGCGAGTCTCCGGTGATCGCCCTGCTCCCGAACAAGACCTGGCCGACGAGCGCGCGCGACTTCCAGTGCCTCATCGTGGTTTGCGTGGCGGGGCACGCCGCCGCAATCGCCCCGAGCGTGGCCACGAGCACCGACACCCTGGCGGTCGTCTCCAGCACGGCGGTGCCCGCAGTGGGCGGCGTGCGCTTTGGGTGCGAATGCCTCTCCGGAAATCCTGTCTACTGGACCGTTTTCGGCGGCAACCTGGCGAACTACTCCGACGAGCAGATCGTTCGGCCGGCGACGCAAGTACAGGTCGGAGGAACGGATCACTACACGGCTGTCCCGGCGCCCCTGGCGTACTACCGGGTCAAGATCCAGAGCTACACCGCCGGCCAGCCGGGCGTTGTGGATCTCCGTGGCATCAACGGCGTCATTCCCGGCCTCATGCTCACGGCGATCTCCGAGTGCACGAAGTTCTTCGTCGAGAACCGCGGAAGCGGCCTCTTCGTGGGGACCGGCGGCTTCAAGGGTCCGGTCCCGGAGTACATCGACACCATTCTGCGGCGCCTGTCGCCCTTCGGAACCGGTACCGGGGTGATCGGATGAGCGACTGGAAGGTCATCCAGGACCTCTCCGCAGGCCAGGCGATGCTCGCCGAGGTCCGCGAGCGTCTGACCGCCTCCGGGGCCGAGAAGATCGCCGCGGAGGCTGCTGTGGCAATGGGGGAGGCCTCCAGGAGCGCGTTTGCGTTCAAAAGCGACCCGCGGACCGGGCAGAAATGGGCCGCCCCGTCTGAAGCCACGCTGCGAGACCCGCGGTACAGGTCGCTGTTGGTCCGCACTGGGGAACTCGAGGGGAACATCGTGAGCGGTTACAAGGTGACGCCGGGTGGTGCGACGGCTTTTGTGAACGCCCAGGCGTCCATTGTTCGGCTTGCCTCCATCCAGTTGTACGGCGTCTCCGCCCGCGCGAAGCGCGCGAACAAGAGCTATCGGGATCTTTCGAACGCGGCCATGCCAAGTCGTCGCTTCGTCGGTCTCTCCACCTACCAGGTCAACACCATCATGGCCGACGCCGAACAGATCATCACGGGAAACCTGTGAGCACCCGCGCGGATCGCCGCAGGGCCATCGCGATGGCCATCTCTGGGGCGTTCTCAACGCTGAAAGGGGGACCCCCGAAGGTCTACGCGGACCCGTTCCGGAACCTCCTCCAGAACGGGGACCCCGGAGGCCTGTGCTTCGCACTCTCGCGTGGCATCCGGACTCTCGAACCGAGTGCCGAGATGGGCGCGGTCCGGCAGAACATGCGCGAGGTCTGGCTCATCTTCTTCCTCCTGCCCCGCACGGCGTCGATGTCCTCAACCGAGGACCAGGCCGACGCGGTGTTCGAGACGCTCCAGGCAACGCTCGCGCCGACCATCGGCTTCCGGCTGACAGCAGATTGCGCCCCGCTTGAACTGCAGGAAGAGGACGTCTGGGCCCGCGACGCGGTCGCCGGGACGATCTACTACGCCACGTTCGAGAACGATTTCTGGGAGGGCTAACCATGCCTGACAAG